CCTTTGACCAGGTACTTCCGTGATGGAATTGAGCTGAACTGCTCTGCATCAACACGCAACCCGATCAATGCAGTATTCGGATAAGCTAGCTTCGCATAAACAATCTCGGTGTAACTAAGAAACACGATGTCATTACTTAACAACGCGTTGGTGCTGTCGTCTGTTACCCGTGTGACGCGGATGTCTACGTTATCGGTAGGGTTAGGCCGTTGCAGGTCTAGTAGGTAATCTTTGCGGTACTCATCACCGGTGCGGCCTGTTATCTTGCCGCCGTTGGTGCTATCAATCAGCGTTGTATATGCACCACCTGCATACGATACAGCAATTGCTAGTTCAACCGTAGCGCCAGTCGTGTCACCATTCTTTGCGTTAATCCGTTGCAGCGATGGGATGCTGATCGTTACCTTTACTGCATCGATCTCATCATTCGTAATTGTGACAATTGACGGCACACCATTGCGCACTGTTACATTCACCGCTGTGGTGCTTTCGGTGCCGATTGATCCTGGTAAATATGCTTGATTCTGCGTGCCATTGCGTACTGTAATCTCAACATCCTTAAAGTTAAAATTACCGGACTGGCTTAGCAGTGGTGTGTCATTAAAGAATACTGATTTGAATTGTGCATCAACGCTGGTACCATCATCAACCAGGCCTTCGATTTCACCTTCGGAGATGATCTCAACGATGCTTGCATATTGCCGTGAATCGAGGCTATCAGGTGCCGTTGATGGTGTTCGCGCGCTGCCGCCACCACTACCCTTGCCACCTAATGCACCACCAGCACCACTGATCTGTGTCATGCCTTCACCTGCACTGTATCGATGCCAGCGCTAACTACCACGCTACCGGTAATGGTTTTGCCGTAAACAATCGGCAGGGGTGTGCCAGCGCGGGAGCTATTTTGCAACCCTGAAAAATTGAACGTTTTGCGTGGATCGCTTTGTGTATCAGCACCCTGCGGAATCTTTGGCACCGGGCTGAGCAGCTGCGCAACACCCGTAAGGGTCAGGAACGCGCCTATCTTGAATAGTGCAGCGCCGAATGCGTTGAATGTGCTAGCGCCAATCTTCAGCGCTGCCGTAGCGCCAGCCGCTGCAGGAAAGAAGAATGATGCCGCAATCAACAGCGCTCCAATGATGATCTGCCCTACTTCACCGCCAGCGCCACCAATCACTGGCACAATGCTGATCTCCTGCTGCCCAGCTGGATCATGTAGTTCATCAACGGTTAAGTCATACACGCCGATGCTAACCCGATAATGCTGATCAGCCATGTGCTGCTCCAGCTCTGGCCAGTTTGCCAACATGAACCGCACTGCCTCAGCAGCGCTTGTTACATCAGCCTCCAGCACCCGGTGACCAACGAACTTAGCAAGCTGTCCATACAGCCGGATCTTACGCAGCATGACGCAACCTCCTACCCATACACTTTAAGATCCACCCGCCAAGCATGTCCCTGCTCGACAGCCGACCTTGCAGGTGATGAAGCACCATACCATCCTCGACCATTACACCAACATGGTTCAGGCTGGTGCTATTGATCGCAAATAGCAGCGCATCACCAGGTTGCAGCGGTTCGTCTTCATGTAGCTCACGGAAACCTGCTGCTGCCCAGCAGCTATCAAACATCGGCGCTGCATTGAACTGCGCTGGATCAACTGGTCGCGGCCAATCCTGCAGCATGATGCCATGGTCAGCGTACCAATCACGCACCAGGCTCCAGCAGTCTGTGATGCCCCACACCCACTGCCGCCCGATCAATGGCGCCTTGTAGCCACATGGTACGCAGCTGCCCCAGGTACCAAGCTGTGGATTAACGATATGCCACGGCAGGCCGCTAGCTTCGCACGCGATCCGATCTGCTTCTGATGGCACCGCAGCATTTACTGGGTGGCTGTGCACAATCGCGGTTATCTCACCTTGATCCTCGGCTGCTTTGTAGTCATCAGGCGACAGGATGAACATTGATTCTGGCGCGGCGGCCAGGTTGCGGCAACGGATATAACGCTCACGTCCTTTGATAATTACTACCAGGCCACATGCCTCACGTGGCATTTCAGCTAACGCATGAGCCATTGCATCATCTTGCCAGGTCATCATGTCGTATATGCTCCGATACCGGGGAAGCCACCATAAGGCAACTGGTTGCCCGCGCCAAAACGTGATTCGCAGCTGCTAACACGTTTGCCGCATACATCCTCGCTGGCGCTGCTGACAACCACATCATTAGTGTTGAAATAATTGGTGCCGGTGTAGCTGCATTCAGCGGAACGATATACCCATTGACAACGTGTAATGCACTGTCGCTTTGGTGCACGCACACCGGCTAGGTCAAATACAGATGCAAGCTCAAACTCAACAATATCACGACTTTCGGCAGATTTGCGGTCGATGTAATATATCTCACGTGGCCATTCGGCTAACGGATCAGCACTAGCATTACCATCTGCAAAGTTCACCGCGTCAAGGTACCTGGCTAGCGTACGTATGCGTGTTACCTTTGCGCCTTCGAGACCATCAGGTAACGTCGCCAGCAGTGTTGTAACTGTACCTAACAGGTTTGCAACACGCACTGTTGGACGTGGCAGTGCGCCCTGACCGTTATATGCAAACCCTTCTGCTTCGATCGGAAGCGCTTGATACGCTTGACCAGCCCATACAATTTCAGCTGTTAATCCATTAACACCAGCATGGAAGTAATATGTTTGATTGATGCCATGCTGCGCTAGGTTTAGATCTAGCTGAAATAGCTCAATGATTGCGCTAGGTGATGCTGATTGTAGATCACCGATAAGCGCTGTTTCGCTATCGCTGGTAACGTAACCAGCAACCCAGTAGCCGGTTACAACGTAAGCCATGCGTTAGGCAGCCACTGCCTTGATAACAGCAAAGCCAATCACGATTGCTTCGCTAAGATTGCCGGCTGTAATGTTACGCACGTTGATTGATGCAGACCCTGCGCCGCATTGTGCATTGAGCAGATATGATCCAGCCGTGCCAGCACTTACATGATTCAATACCAGCAGGTCCGTAGCGGCAATCGTATTATTGGTCAACGTGAATGACACCGTTGTAGCAGCATTCAATGCAGCGCCGTTCATTGTGATCTGCCCGCAGCGCTTATCGAGCGTGACGCCTGTACTCTTGCTAGTGGCTTGCGTTACAGCACCACCCTCGCCAGTAATGTAGCCAGCCTTATCAGTGTTCAGGTTCGTAAAGTTTGCATCCAGCTCGGTATGGGTGAGCGGGCTGCCCTTGCCAGCGCGGGTGACGATCGTGCTCATGGATCCAGTGGATGTATCTTCAGTCTATCAAAGATCATACACCTGCCGGAATGTTGCTGTTATCGTGTTTCGATTAAATACATTCATGGTCTTGTCCCATGTTTCGCAAACCCACTTGTATACCGGTGATAGCGAATCATCATCAATAAACTTGCTGTCATCTTCAGCTAGCAAGAAGTCGCTATCCTCTGTTAGCAGGAAGGTAACCGGGCCACCATCTGATGGACGCCAGTAAAATGCTTCGCCATCATCAGCGCGTGCATCAAGGAAGGTTTCTACCTGCAGTGTTTCTGCATTGGTTAGATTGTTCCAGGTAATGTTCCAAGTCTTTGGATTTTGATTCAGGCCGAAGCGTATCCTAGCTTCATAGCCATCGCCAAACTGCACCTTACGCAGCTTTGGTGCGGACTGTTTGGTCAGCCCATAATCTGGCGCAATATCAGGAAAGAATGCAGTCATTAGCGTGCACCAGCGAGTAGGCCACCAGGTCGTTGCTGCTTGACCAGTTCAGCTTGCACTGCTGTTGAGATCGCGCGACCCAATGCTGCACCTTGCTGCTGATCACCTTCGACGCGGCTACCCTTAGCATCAACATTCACTACGACGTTCACGCTACCACCGCTACCGCCACCAGCTGCCTCGACGCCAAGACGTCCGGATGGCAGCCGCTTAAGCGGCATGATCGCCTCGGGGCCTGCCTCACCAGCCAATGGCAACAGGGTTGGTTTGTTCACGATGCCACCGCGAGCAAAGGCCTGGATGCCATTTTCCCATGCACCACCTTTTGCTTGTTTTTTGAACAGGAACCCTAGCAGCCCACCACCGGTGCCGGTACCGCTCATCGTGCCGAACAGCGCCATGTTGATAGCTACATCAAGCAGCTTATTGGCGATGCTCTGCAGCAGGTTGCTAGCAACTTTTTGCAAGCTCTTGGTGCCATCAATTGCACCCTGGATAGCACCGACCACACCATCCTTGATCGACATGCCGATGTCGGAATACAGCCTCTTCATCTCATCTGCTGCTTCCTTCTGTTGCCGCAGCGCTTCATTGCCACGCACCAATGCTTCGGCGCGTGCCTTCTCATCAGCGGTCATGCCCTTGGTAAGCTCCCGCAACCGTTGCTTAAGGATTATCTCAGCCTCGGTACCCATCAACTGGGCCTGCAGCAGCTCACGTTCATCGGCCAGTTTGTTGATCGCTTCCTGTGCTGTTAGCGCACGCTTGTTTTCAAGTTCGGCCAGGTCAAATGCTAGCTGCCGTGAAACAGCCCCGGATTGTACTGCCAGTTTGTCTAGTGCATTCTTTCGTGCAGCAGCAGGCAGTTCCTTGTCAGCCATAATCGCTGCTGCTTGCTGCCGGATGCTTAGCAGTTCTTTCTGCGCATTACGCGCCAAGATTAGCTGCTGGTTGTCTTCCAGGCGTGCTTCGAGGATGCGCCCTTCGATGTCATATAACTCGCGGGCATTGCGTAACTCGATGCCGCTGGTACGTGTTTTCTCTGCATTGGCAGCGGCTAACTTAGCAGCACGTTCGGCATCGCCGTTAGTAGTAGCTCGGGCGCGACCTGTGCGGGCAGCTGTAGCGGCGACACTGGTAATAGCACGTGGCCTTTCACCGATCTGTCGCGCAGCAGCAAATGCCGTATCTCTTGCGTTTGCGAATCGTGAAACATAATCAGTCGCTCCGCGTTCGCGCCGTCTTGCGCCAATGTCCGCAACTTGGCCAGCAATTCTAGGAACACCAAGCGTGCCAATGTTGAGTAGCATATTGAATCCTTCGCTGACGCCCAACCTGGCAAAGCTACCAACTAAGCCATCGACGGCCCCAGTTATGTTAGAAATAACATCGGCGATTGGTGCTGCAGCAATCGCTAGCTGATTAAATCCATCTTTAAAATCTTGCAAGAATAGTGTTGATCCTTTGAGCGCTGCAGTAAGGGCTTTTGTTGCTTCAATGACTGCAGGCAATACAGTATCAGCCGCTTCAACCTGTAAATCTTGAAATGCGTTCTGAAGATTACGGATCTGCTGTGCTGGACCCTTCATTGCATCTTCTAATTGTCCAGCGCCCTGCGTTGCGATGTTGCGCAAGGCTTTGATCACAATGTCACTTGTGATCTTTCCATCTTCTGCCAGTTTCCGCACTTGCCCAATCGGGGCATTCATTTCAAGCGCAATAGCTTGAACAATCGATGGCGTCTGCTCAAAGATGCTATTAAGTTCTTCCCCACGCAACACGCCAGAACCAAGAGCTTGGCTTAACTGCAGCCATGCGTTAGAGGCTTCCTGCGTACTGGCACCGCTTAGCCTTGCTGCCGTATTGAAGCCATTGAATGCGGTTTCAATCTCAGCCAATGAAATCCCGATCGGTCGCAGCCTGGCGTAGATCTGCGCAAATGATTGATTCGCTTCTGTCTGGCTTAACCCAAATCGTTCAGCAGCGCGTGATGCCGCATCTTGCGCCTGAGTTACTTCCCCAAATGCAGCGCTAAGGGCAGCCAGCCTGCGGGTTGATTCCTCACGCTGAATCCCTGCCTGAACGGCCTGCTGTCCAACTGCTAATCCACCGGCACCAGCAGCCAATGCGGCCAAGGCGCCACCGGCAGCGCCTAATCCTCCAATCCCGCCTGCAACATCCGTACGCTTTGCTTCACTATCGAGCGCACGCAGCTTGCCACGTAGCTGGTCGATTTCAATGCCAAGCCGGTTATATGCCTTCCCGCCGATCTCGACGCGATCACGCAGGCTCTGCAGGGCGTTCAAATGCTGCCGCAGTCCTGCTGTTGTATTACCTGCCTCGCGTGCCATCCGATTGATGGCAATGTTCATCCGACCTAGCTCAGCACCACTTAGCTTCGCGGCGCCATTAAGTCCCTTCAGGTCGCGGCTGAATGCCTGCACCGCATTAGCGCCCTGCACATTAGCGCTAATCCTGATCGCAGCGTCCATGTTCATCGCCATTGATCAGCTCCCCTTACGTGACAATCCAGCCAGTACCGCACCTTCGATCACCTGTAGATCCTCCAGCACAGCACGTGGTTCGCTGATCTCATACAGTCTAATCACCCATTCAACTGCGCCATAATCCAACCCGACCGGGCCGCCCATGCCACCCATGCGCCATTGCGTCTGGCAACGCAAAAACACCATTACAGCATCCCAGTGTTCTTCCCATACTTCATAATCATCATCCTCTGATTTGACTTCAGGTAACACGATACCAAATGCTTTAGCATCGTCCTGGGTGTCATCTTGTATTGAGCCACGCAGCCAATACTGCGCGGCTCCTGTTAGTTTTTTTCCTTTACCTTGGCCGTAGCATTGATCCATGCTGCAACTAGCTCTGCTGCCATCGTTGGGATCTTCAGCAGCTCATCCAGCGCCTTAGGTGTGAACTTCACATCCTCGCCGCTATCATCTGCAATCTCATCCCATCCGGCAATGATCTGCTTTGCTACAGCAACCAGATCAACCTCGATGCCATCATTCAGTTTGGTAGCAACATCACGTGCATACTCCTGCGTCATCCGGCGATAACGCACCTTGAATGTAAACGGCACATAATCACCGCTATCATCCGCCAGCTCAACCGCAACCGGCCATAGGAAGGTTGGATCCTTCTTCAGTACGAATGCCATCAGGCAAATACCAGGCGAAACTCATCATTGCCAGCGGTGCTAGGGATGAGCGTGTACGGAATGCTCAGCATGTGGATACCATCCTGATCTTCGTAGCTCGGGTCGCCAATGTCAGCACGGCCAGCGCTGATCAGCGAAACGATGTTCCCGCCGCTGTTGCCATGGATGAATGACAGGTCGCCAAGCGTGCCATCGGTCAACGCTGCGGTGAAGTAATCCTTCCCAGCGATGGTAGGCGCTTCGAGCACCACAGTGCCGGTAGCAGCACGATCGGTCAGCAGCACCTCCTTGGTGCAGTTCACCAGCTCGCGGTAAATGATGTTGTTGCCGATGTCCATGGTCACCGACTGCAAGCAGGCGCCATAACCCAGCAGGTTGAAGCCGCCGCTATTGCCAGACTTGAAGATCAACGGTGTCGCCTGGTTGGCGTAGGTAGGTGCCACAAATGCGGTATCAGTCGGGGCGTTGTAAATCCCGGTCATCGTAAAATCGATAGTTGGGATCTCGCCGACGGCAGTGTTGATTGAGAATGTGCCACGGCAACCGGTGAGCTTATGAAGCACACCATCGATGTTGTAGTGGATCGTGACTGAGCTGAACGCAGTGCTCACCGGTGCGTAGATCGTCTGCAGGCCGATGCTGTAGGTGCTGGTGTTATCAGGCGTCACGGCGCTACCGAGCGGACGCAGGCTAGCCACTTTGGTGCTGCCCACGTAATCGGTGACGATCGCTACGGTGCCGTTGCCGGTGCCGCCGGTGATCCGCAGGATCAGGTTGTTGTACGCGTCATCCGTTGCGCTAGCGCCAGCAGCTAACGTGATGCTGTTCGATGCACCGGCTGCAGCAGTGCCGGTCACCGCCGGTGTATAAGCGGTTGCACTAAGCCCGCAGGCACGCAACACCGAACCAAATCGCGGTGCGGTGCCAGCAGTGCCGCTACCAGCCAGCTCTACTGAGAATGTGCATTCGACGCGGGTGTTGGCCAGCAGCTGCTCTGATGCACCAAGGTAGGGCCGCACCAGGTCGCGATTCACCACATCACTCTGCATCGGTGTGATGTTCAGATCACGTACCAGCACCGCATCAGTTGCTGTTGGTGTCGGATCAGTGCCGTATTGAGACTCGATCTCAGCAAGGATCAGCCGTTTGCGGGAAAGGAGTGGCATGGCTCAGTTCGTGGTAGCTGGTAAGGTTTGATGCACCAACGTCCGCTGACCAGTGGTCGAATCGAAAATAAACGACCCGCCATGTCCGCTGTAGTGGTCCACCATCAGTATAGGTTCGGCGTCTGGCACATCCTGCGGCTCAGGTGGTGACACCGGAATCATGCGAGGCATAGCGTCAACGCTGCTGCCTTCATTCTACGGCGCTTGCGATAGGTCAGTCACGCTGCTGCGGTACAGCACCTGGTACAAGCAAAACACCACACCAATGGCAGCATCACCTGACTCGATGCTGAACTCTGTAGTAGCAGGCTGCACATCAATCGCCAATCCACCTAACGTAAGATCTGCCATGATTCGTCCATGCAGATCATCGATGATCGGATCTGCTAACTGATCTGGCACGTCACCACGAACGATCACTACCACACGCACCGTTAGCGTATGATCCAATGTCGGCAGGCTAGTATTCTGCGCTACTACATCATTAACAGGCTCGACGATAATCGCCGGTGATTCAGCGCGTGCTACAGGCTCCACCCGGCTGCGATAAATCCTGCTGCCAACACCAGTAGTGCCGATCAACGCTGTGCGGATATTTGCAATGATCTGCTCACGTAATGTTGCCATCAGCTACGTACCTCAAAGGCGCTGATGCGCCCACGTTGAAAGCTGATCGAAGTAGTATCGCTATGATTTGCAACGAACATCGCTACCTCATCATTGGCGGCTAGTTGCACCATCCAGAAGCACAGCAGCTTTGTGATCTGCGTGTTTGATCCAGTAAACGCGCGGCACTCGGATTGGCTGATGACAGCGCCGTTCTTCGCCAGGCTGATCCCTAGCGTATGGTTGTTGCCAGCAGAGGCATCCATGCTGGCCTGCACCATGCACAGCCTGCTAACACCGCTGGTATTCTTCAGGCCGAATAGGTCAGTCGTGCCTAGCGTCATGCCATAGGCAGTGCTGCTATCAAACGTGGCAGTGAGACCAGTGCTTTGGTATGTGCCGGCAGTGGTGATCGTGATGGTGCCGCTAGTCATCCTGCTAGCCTGGCCGCGCACCAGCACACCCTCCAGGTAAGACGACAGCGCCGACCATGTGCTAGTGCCGTCGCCCACCTTGAAGCGGCGTGTATCGGTTTCGATGCCAAGTTCACCCAGAAGCAGCACCGGGTTAGCAGCGGTCCATCCCGCAGCGGTGTCACGTCGTGGCCGGATCCGTGCTGTGCTGCTCATGCTGCGCCACCATCGAAGTCGTTGCCATCAATGTAGACAGCATCAGCGCCGCCGCCATCGATGTCAGGGTCAAGCTGCACCTGCAGTAGCTCATCGATCTGTGCATCAGCGCCGTTACCATCCAAGGGCGTCATGGCGGTGGTATATGGCGTCTCAACAGAACGCTGCAGGCTAAGCTGCACGAACGCACCATCGGTCATCAGCATGGCGGAACGCACCTCGTAGGCAACGCCGTTGACCGTAATCTGCGAACCGTACAACAGGTTGCCAAACTTCGATGCTTCGCAAGTCAGTGCGTAGTCAGTAGTAATGATCTGGTTGTCGATGATTACCTCGCTCGGCATATCAAGGATGCCAACCCCAGTAATGCTGCCAGCGACAACATCAACGCCAAAATCAGCTAGGTAAATTGTTGGATCGTCGAGCAGTGCCACGTTCCTAGTACTCAATCAGGATCTTGTCGCTATTCTCCTGTAGCAGGAAGTCATCGTCCTCAGTCAACAGCTTATCAGTAGCGATCACCAGTGGTTTCACTGACAGGTTGTAAAGCATGTCAGCAACACTTTGCTGCAGCAACGTGCCGTTTTCTTGCAGGTTTTTCATCTTAGACCGCGCCTACCTTGCAGCTCAGCGTAGGCGTGCCGCCTGTAATTGATACCACCCGGAATCGCACATAACGCACCGGTGCCATTAAAAAATAGCCGGTTGTACCATTAGCATCAAGAATGGTGTTAGCATTCGCTGAATCCAGGTTGAAGTAGCTGGTACCATCCAGGCTGCCTTCAAATCGTATTTCTACTTCAGTGCCAACATCTGCTAGCGTTACCTGAAAGGTAAGCTGCGCGCCAGTTGTCACCTGCGCATCAGTGACGCCAACAGCGGTCAGCGTGCCAAGGGTGGCAATGTCGAAATCAGCGCTATAGCCAAATGGGATTGTCATGTGCATTCATTACCTGAATCCATCCTAGCCACACAAAACCCCGCTCCTTGCGAAGCGGGGCACGTGGTTCAGTATCAAGCTGATCAAGCGTACTTCAGAACAGCAACAGCGTTGATGCTATAGGTATGGGTGGATGTATCCACCGTGCTGACCGCTTTAATCCAGCGCTTAGCAGCACCCTTCGGGAACACCAGGAACTGCTTCGAGGCAGTGGTGCTCACCTGCGCAAATGCCACCGCACCAGATGCCTGGACCGTACCGCCACGGCTAAATACCGTGGTGATGTCGGTGTAGCTGCCGCTTTCGGTATCCGAAGATTGCAGCTTTACATTCAGGGTGCTAGTACCGCCGTTCTCAACATCAAGAATCACGCAGACATCGCCTTCGTAATTCTTCATGTCAACCGCGGTGCCATCCAGCGCAGCGGTACGTTGCGCCGTTGCAGCAAACGCAATATGCGAGAGCTTCTCAAGGCCAGTAGACAGGACAGTCATCGGATTACTCCTTGAATGATCGTGGTTGGCGGGTGCGCTTCACCTCAACAGGTGCAGCAGTAGATTCAGTTTCAGCAGGTGCCAGCTCAGTTGGTTCGGGTACCAACCTGGCTTTGTTATTGCTGATGTTCAGCAGTGCTTCATGCGCAGGAAGATCAACGATGGAGCCCACCGCAGCGGGCCCCAGGCTGGTCAATACCCCTCGCAGGATCTCGACTCTCATGGCAATCAAGACGCAAAGCAGAACGCACCGGGTTGCTTGACCGCAACATCCAGATCCTGATGAGCGATCACCCGCACGGTGCCGGCAGTAGCGCCAGCGTACGGATCAACCATCAGATCCAGGCCGGACCACATGCCCATCACCATTTGGCTGAAGTCGCCGAAGAATGCCTGGCTGGTAGATACCTGGTTCGAGACGATCGCCGGGTAACCATTGATCTGGCCATCCTCGAACACGAATCCAGCAGCAACTGCTGATGCGTTCTTGGCGGTACCCTTCAGCGCGCCGCGGGTGGTGGCATTAACGATGTAGTACATCGAAGCCACATCAGCGTTAGCGACCGCAACATCGGTCTCCATTGCCACGAAACCAGTGAAGCTGGCCGCGTAGGTTTCGGTGCCGATGCTTGGCGTAAGCGACAGCCCCAGCGGTTGATTGCTAGAACCGGTGCCGTACAGCGCAGCACGGTCGATCTCAAGCGCGATCACACGTGCCAGGTCGTTGCGGATCATGCCCTCAACGTCGATGCTCGACTGGAGCAGCAGCCGGCGGCTGTAGTCAACAAATGCCGCAACGGTCTTGGGTGTCATGTTCACCTGATCGATCGCCTGCTGGCTTTCGGTAGGCGCAACGTTTTCACCAACCCAGTACGCGGTAGCGGCTGAGGTCTGACGCGGGATTGCGATGTTGCCCTGCAGGCCGCTCAGCATGGTGACACCAGCCTGCGCCAGCGCCAGTCGGTTGCGCAGCAGGTCGATGAACGATCCAGCCAGCAGCTCATCCGGCACCAGGTTGCCGCCAGCGCTAGGGATGTCCACGGTCAGGTCGCGACGCAGCACCTCATTAGGCACCACGATGCCGTTGCTAGAGCGCTCGTACTGCGCAGCAGCAGCACGCCCTACCTCAATCTCAAACTCAGCCGAGCGGCGAGCCGAGGCATCGCCAGGATTGGCGAGGTAGTTAAGAGCACGAACGAAGCTGAACCGCTTGGTCTCAGCCTTGCTAAGGCCGATGTCGTTGCGGGTGATGTCGTCAGAACGGATAGGTTGGGTCATGGCAGTTTGGCCGAGTTTGTCAAGAACCGCCTCGCGGGCTTCCGCCAGGCTCTTGCCACCGTCGATCAGCTCACGGGCCAGATCGGCCATGTGATGCTTTTCGCCGAGGGCGGTAATGGCTGCGATGCGGTCACGCTCAGCCTTTGCGGCCTCAGACCGGATCACTTCCATTTCAGGTGCAGGTGCATCCATGATGGGTGAAGCGGCATCGGCCGCTATGGTGGACGCTTCGATTGTAGGCAATACCAACGAGCGACCTATACCAATCGATGGATCAGCTGGAATCGAAACGACGCTGATCTCATACGGCTGCCAGCGTGTTGCGACCATTGCGCCATCACGCTCCTGCATTTCATCAATCGAGTAGCCAAAGCTGACGCCACGTAAGATCCCATCGCGTACGTCGTTTAGGACTTCCTGCGCTGCTTTGTTGCGGCTGAACCGCACCTTGGCATAACCACGTTTTTTGTCACCATCGATCCATGCACGCTCGACCACGCCTAACACACGATCAGGGTCATGGTTGAACAGCAGCGGTGCGCCATCATTTAATCGCTCCAGCACTGCAGCATCTGCCGCATGGCTGAGCACTTCCTTGCCAAAGTACCGTTCAACTGGGTACTCAGAGCTAAACGGGAACTCCATCACACGATCATCGATCGCATGAAACTGCGTTACCTCGCTGCGTTGATACCGCTTATCATCAGCAGCACGCAATGCGTCGATTTTGTTCAGGGTGCTGAACCGATGGCCTACCAGTGTCTCCGTTTCGGCCCATTTGCCTTCGCTATCCTGGCGGTAAATGCGGATCAATGCAGCCGGGTCATCAGCGCTTGCATTGATGCTGAACTCGCTATCAGGGACGCCTAAAGTACCCTCGCGCATGATGTGCTCAATGCGCCCGCGGGCTATCCCGCCCGAGCTGTTCCATGACACGAAATCACCTTCGCGTAACTCATCTGACTTGGCGCGGTCATCCTGCATGATCGGTGCATCTACTTTGGTCAGCATTGATTCTGCCAGTA